AAGTCGCTCTCGGCCCTCTCGGGGTCTGGGAGCTTCATCGGCATAATGAATAGCAAGTCAGCCCTATCAGCGCGAACCGCAGCTCTAGGCGCGCGCTACATCGGTGAGAATCCGACGCGGGCTGACGAACTCGACTCGGAGACAGGTAGAGCCTTGGATAGGCTGATCGTGACGGCAATTCGACAGAGCCAAGGATTGCCTACACGTCGTCGGCGAACTCGTTACAGAGTTCCTAACTAAGGAGAAGTCAGATGTTTCAGGGATTCATCAGCAAGCGCACCGAGAAGCTAGTCGCGTCGGCAGCTACCATCGAGGCCAACGCGGACATTCTCGTAATCACCGGGTCCGTGGCAATTGTCAACATCTTGCCAAAGACCTTCGGAGTGGCAAGCCAGAAGGTCACCATCATTCCTCTGGCAGCGCTCACCTGCACGGCGGCTGGCAACATTGCGGTAGCGGTCACATTCGTTGTGAATCGCGCGCAGGAGTTGACCTTCAGCAAGACGCAGAACAAGTGGTATCCCTCGATAGCGGCGGTCTAAGATGCAGAAGGACCACGTTCCGATTACAGTCGACAGCTTCCGGGGCACGTTTGACCGGGGCGAGGATGATGTCTGTCCGGGTGACCACTTCCTCGACTCGTTGAACGTCGTCTACACGGAGCATGGAGTCGAGACTCGGAAGGGGTCCATCGAGCACTTTCCTCTCGCTGGCATTCGAAGGATAGCATCCTACAAGAGGATTGGTGAGGCGGATCGGTTGCTCATTCTGGATAGCGCTGGAAGCATCTGGGATTCAACCAGTCTCGCATCACCAATCCTCACTATCGTTGGGATGACTGATTTCGGCATGGTGTCGCTTTACAATCGTGCCTACATCACTCCACACAACAGCAACAAGGGATTGCCTGGCCAGAAAGTCTACGTCTATGAGGGGTCGGGCACTGCACGTCCAGCAGCAGGAGTTGCACCTATCGGTCCTCCGATGGTCGTTGCTACCTCAGCGACTGCTGGAAGCATTGAGATTGGAAAGCATCTCTTTGCAGTAGCCTACGAGACCATCTCGGGATATCTTACACAGCCCGGACCAGCGACGTTTACTCTCTACGATGCGCCCGGAGCTAAGAAGGCCAACATCAGTAACATCCCGATTGGCCCTGCCGGCACTGTCGCGCGCGTCCTCATGGCAACGAAGAAGCTCGCAACCACCTACGCAGGTGATGCTAAGAATCAGGAGTTCTTCTCTATCCCGAACGGACGCATCGGAGACAACAGCACGACGGTCTTGACTGTCGACTTCTTCGATGCTGACCTTCAGGCCGGTGTTGACTACCTACTCGACCAGATGACCGAGATTCCCGCAGGCGTGGGCATTGGAGTCTACAAGAGTCGCCTCGCCGTGTGGGGAACAGACACCAACGAATCTGCGGTCTACTTCTCCGAGCCAGGACAACCCGAATCGTTCTCGGCAACAGAGGGATTCGTTCTTGCGTTTCCTGGAGATGCCTCCGGAGGAGTGAAGAACTGCGTGGAGTTCCGCTCCCAATACTATCTACTCAAGGGTGGCGGTAAGACTTACGTCACCAACGAAATCGCAGACTCTCCGGCCTTCTGGGAGGTCACGAACGTCGACCTGAGCATCGGAGCAGAGTGCCACTCGGTGGCCAAGGTGATGGACCAGAATGGTGCGGCGCTGGACAACTTCTTCTCGGCCGACAGGTCTGGACTCTACCTCTTCAATGGGACGTTCAGCAACAATGAACTCTCCAGAAAAATCTCAGACATCTGGCGTCGGGTCACGCGTCTTGCGCTTAATCAAGTCGAGATTGTTTATGACCCGATTAAGGCACTTATCTATTGTGCTGTTCCTATCGACGGCGCTGATACTCCTACTCACCTTCTTGTGGGCGATGTAGACGATGGTATCGACCCAGACAACATTCGCTGGACCATGTGGAAGTTCCCGAAGAATCCTACAAGTATTGTCGTTGACCTGAACTCCCTGACCAAGCGGACACAGTTCCGTTTCGGGTCGAGGCAGGATAACGTCTACGGTTACGACGAGAGTGCGCTGGATGACTTCGGAACGGCAATCGAGAGCTTCGTTGAGAGTGCTCTCTTGCCTCCCGATGCGCCTGAAGCTGACCCTGTCATCTATCAGTTTGGTCATTTGCAGCTTCGGGCGAAAGGCAACGGGGCACTCAACATCACCATCTCAGGGATTGATCGGGCGCGCTCCTTGCAGCCAGCCGGTATCGCTCTCACAGCACAGCCCGGTCGAACTCTGGAACGCATGCTGAACTTCCAAGACGAGCGTGCATCGGTGAAGCTCCAAACGCATGGCTTCACTGACCACTTCCAACTCACAAGGTTCAAGCTCTACGCCACCTTGCTTTGGACTGGCCGTGTGAACGTCTAATGGCTGTCACACGAATCACCACGTTCGCCTCGCTGGTTGAAGGATACCAGCATACTGATCCAAAGCTGTATCAGATATTGCAGGCGTTCGTCCAAAGCATTGGTGAGCTGCAAGCGGAAGTTACACCGCTCACCCGTATCATCACGGACACTGAGGGGACGATTGGTGCTATTCCGACATCGCCAACGTCCATCGGTTACGAGATTCTTCAGAAGGCAATTCTCAGGATTTATTGGTCCGGTGCTACCAACGCCGCGTCATACGAGGTTCGTAAGGGAACGGTCTGGGATACTGCGTTTTTCGTCGCTGCTACTCCCCAAACGGAAGTTCGACTTGATCCGATTCTGGTGGGTAATCATACGTATCTGGTCAGGTCTCGAAATGGACTGGGAGCTTACTCGACGGCCTATCTGGCAGTCCTCGTAACGATTCCGTCTATTCCGGCACCGATGATCAACGCACAGGTCATCGACAACAACGTCCTCCTGCGCTACTCTCGACCGAATTCGACATGGAGAATCAATCACTATGACGTCTTCCGAAACAACGTCACGATTGGTTCTATCGCGGGTGAGTTCTTCGTGTGGTTTGAGGCAGCAGCAGGGACGTTCACGTATGGTGTTGAGGCTGTTGACATTGCCGGGAACCGGAGTCCAAGAGCATCGGTTAGCGTCGACGTCAGACAGCCTCCCGACTTCGAGCTGGAGGATATACGTCATTCGCTTCTTGCTGGTTATCGTGTTAACGCTCTAATCTATGGTGAGCCTGCACTTGGTTGGGACTATACCGATGCGCAAGGTTGGGCGACCACGGACTACGTTTGGTTCGCTGGCAACACTGGTAAGCTCCTTGTCTGTGTGGACGAGGACGACACATGGTCCACGCACTTCACTGAGGACGGCTGGGACCAGCCATCAGACCAGACGACTGCTGGCTTTCCAATCTACATCCAGCCCGGTGCTCTGACTGCACTCTATCGGGAGACCATTGATTACGGAGGCGTCTTCAGTAACGTCATCATGAACGTGAGCTGGCTACTTCAGCAGCTGACGAATCTGGGAATAGTCAGTGTGGTGCTATCTGTAGAAACTTCTATAGACGGCGTTACGTGGTTACCTCCCATTAACGGCGCATCGATTTTCGTTGAGAGCTTCCGATATGCCCGACTGACTTTCAACTTTACGTCGAGTAATACGAAAGCTCTAGCAATATTTTCTGATCTGACGATATCCCTCGATGTCAAGAAAGAGCTTGATTCGGGATTTGTGACAGCCTTGGCAGCCGACGTGGGCGGAACTCAGGTCGTATTCAACAAGGACTTCAAAGACGTCGACTCGATAACGGTGTCTCCGACAAAGAGTCCAGAACCGCTCAATGCTATCTACGAGTTCATAGACGTGCCGAATCCGACAGAGTTCAAGGTGCTCGTCTACGATAGCATTGGGACACGAGTCAACTGTGTCTGTAGCTGGAAAGCTCGAGGAATAGTCTAATGGCAACTCGCTGGATGAAGTGGAATGAAGGCACGCACATCTTCGAATACTCGACGGATGGCATCACCTTCAACCCACTCCCACTGGACGCGAGCATCCTCACGCAGGGGGTCATCGACCCTGCTCGTCTACCTCCTGGTCTGCCTAATCTGGGTGGCGACAACGTCTATACTGGTGCCGTCCCAATCTCTTTGGAGAACGCTGCACCATTTCTTCAATACAAAGAGACTGACCAAGCTGCTGATCAGAAGATAGCACGTCTGGCTGTGGATGGTGGAAGTTTCAAAATTCAGAGCTTGACAGATGCGCTCGTTGCTACTGATTTGCTTGTGTTGAACAAGAGCGGCGGCTTAGTTATAACATGCAGTGCTGGACAGAACCATTACTTCCTGTTCAATAACAACGCAGCTATAGGGGCCACGATAAGGAACTCAAATGCTGGAATATCGGCGTCAGCTGAGTTAAGTCTCTTTAACGATGCTGGTATGAGAGGGTTGCTAAAGGTATTCTCCTCTGCTCACTCTAGTGCATTAGCGAGAGATTCTTTCCAAGCGATTGGTTATGGCGCTGGTGGACTTCAGTTCTGGGCGACTGATGCTGCTGCCTCCATCAGTTTTTTCACAGCTAGCAATACTAATCCGAGACTGGTTATCAATGCTGCTGGCAATGCAATCTTCTCTGGGAATATCGTTGAGCAAGGCCGAGCCGCGGCAATTGGTTATTGGATAGCTGTTCCATACAGTGCTGCTACCTATGGAGCTAACGCTGGAATCTGGACTGTTCAGTCAAGTGACCAGAATACTTACAGCTACATGCTGCTTGGTAAGACATTCTTCTTTGATGTTAGAATCATCAATTCGTCCACTGGCGCTGGCATGGGCACGGCATTGACCATGACTTTGCCATCAGTCATTGCATCAAACGTAACATCAGGAACTTATCATTTACGAGAGGGTGCAACACAAGAGATTGGGATGTGGCACGTTTCGGGGTCTACACTTAACTTCTTCAGGAGTAGCTATCTTACTGCGCATGTTAGCAGTCAGGCTGATGCTGTTGACATTCGTTGCACTGGATTCTTCCAGATTAACTAGGAGACACCATGTCACTTCAGTCTGCTCACGAACTCACGCTTGACTCCAATTTCAGGGGACGAGTGACTCTCGCACTAGCATTCGTCTGCAGGAAGATTGTGGACGAGAATACTCAGACGGACGAAGGACAAGCTCGGAAGTTTCTCGCACAGGAGATTCTCCACAACATTCCACACTATTCCGAGCGCGCGTGGCCACTCATCGCTGCCGACTCGCAGATTGACAGTTCGTCGAGTGACGAGCAAATCGTCATTTCCGTTCGCAAGGCCGTCTACGCACTCGTCCGATAGGAGTCTCCGATGCCGCTGAACGTTGACGTAAGCCAGGCCCTCATGTTGTTGGGCCTCAGGACTTTGGAGCTTGAGCAACTCCGCAACCAGTGCGAACTGGTATCCACTGAGTTCAACAGATTGCAGGAAGAAAACCAGATTCTCAAGAGTCGAGTTGCAGAGCTTGAGATTAGACTGGAGCCGGGACTGAGGGAGGTTGCGAGGTCAATCAATGGCTAACTGGGCACTGCCGACAATATCGAGTCTCTATACCGACTTCGTTGCGGAGGTCGACGCACGCCTCAACGACTCGGCTCAGATGTTCTCGGGCGGGCCAACCAATCAACCTATTGGTTCCATCCGATATCAACGCTCGACGAATCTGCTTCAGGAGTGGGACGGAGCGCAGTGGGTTAACAAAGTCATCTCGGTAGCTGGTGGTGGAACAGGAGCGACTACGCCTGGCGGAATCGTAGCGAGCCTGAATCTCGGGACGATGTCTGCTCAGAACTCCAATGCAGTTAACATCACTGGCGGCTCTCTCACAGGCATCACTGGTCTGAGTCTGATTGGTGACCTGACATTCGTAGCGGACAATGCCAGCAAGATCGGAACGAACGCGAATCGAGCATCAACAATCTACGTTCGGTCGGGCCTCGTCATTCCTGTTGGCGCTGATAAGTTCGTATCGAGCTAATGGCTAAAGTCCCAGGTAGCCTTTGGATAGAATCTCAGTATCTCCATTTCGTTGCCGCAGATGGCAGTGAGTGGAGGTATTGGGGAACTGCTGTAGGAGCATCTTCTGCATTGGCAGGTTCTCTCTGGGTTGAGGACGACTACTTATATTACGTCGATGGGACTGGTAACGAACGTCGAATCCTTAATACATTCATCAAGACAACAACAGGAATCGAAGGCAGTGTTTGGGTTGATAATCAGAAGCGTCTCTCTTGGCTGGCCTCTGACCGGGGCCATCGACAAGGGCACATTGATGTGGCTCACGTGGACCACACTGATGCTACTCATACTGATTCGAGTCATGGTGATTTGGCGCACACAGACATTACACACTCCGACTCTGCACACACTGACCATACTGACAATACTCACAGTGATGTTGCTCATTCTGATGTGACTCATATTGACCATACGGATAACAAGCACAGCGACCTCTCGCATTTGGACACGCATACGGATGTATCTCACTCAGATAGTCATGGGGACATAGCTCACGCAGACCTTACCACTGGTAGCATTCCGCATCAGGACCATTATGATGGTCCAGGTCATGCGGACTATCCCGGCAGTATCAATCACACCGATACGCCGCACACGGATAGCCACAGCGACGTGGCGCACTCAGACGTAGCACATTCTGACCGGGCGCATTCCGATCACACGGATAACGACCACGATGACACGGCTCACAAGGATGTGGCTCACAACGACGTGACGCACAATGATCATAGCGATGGTCATGGTGATACACCATTCAATGACGTAGCGCACATCGACCAGGCGCACACTGACGCAGGGCACAACGACCACGGTGACACACCGTCTCAAGCGCAACCCGAGTTTGTGGAGTAACGACATGCCAACAGAAGCTCTCGTTTACGGTATCCCGAATCTCATCGCCGACACAACAGTCAGGGCACTCCCGGCTGGCGGTGGTCGCTTGTTCGTTACAGGCGCGGCCACGTCCATCGATTTGGCGAACGACCTGGCAATGACGAGCGCGAAGAACGTCGCGGCTGCTGGCGGTGCGTTCCTTGCACCCGGCGACTTCGTGTCTGCCGGCTTCATCCGTGTCAACGGTGGCTCCGCGACGGTTCGTATCACACGGCCATGAGCGTAGAGCTGAATCCGTCCGGCGTCGCTTGCAATATCGGCTGCGTGTATTGCTACGAGAATCCCATGCGGGACGCGAAGAACGTCAACGTCCCATGGAACTGGGAGAAGGTGCGCGCTGCTCTTGACAAGGAAGGAGAGTTCTCTCTGCACGGTGGAGAACCCTTTCTCGCGCCTATCAAGCGTGTCGAGCAGGCACTCAAATACGGCTTCGAACGTCACGGAAAGACTGGCGCACAGAGCAATGGGATACTCATCACGGAGGAACACATTGCTCTATTTAAGAGATATAATACGCATATCGGTATCTCATGCGACGGCCCGGAGAGATGCTCTGATGCGCGTGCGGCAGGAACGCAGGAAGAAACTCGCGCAGCAACTAAGAAGACAACGAGCATTATCGAGAGACTCCACGCCGAGGGACTCGGAGTCTCCATCATCACAACCCTCTGGAAAGGTAATTGTGATGAGGAGTCGTTTCGGATGCTCTGCGACTGGTTCCTCAGATTAGACAAGCTCGGGTTGAGGTGGGTGAACTTGCACTACTTGGAGGTTGACGGAGACAAAGCTTCTAAACTGCGTGTCGATATGCCGCTCCTTATCGACCGAATGAAGCAGCTCATGTCCCTTGAGAGGCAGTTCACCCATCTCAAGTTTAACAACTTCAGGGAATACAAAGCCCTGCTGCGGCGCTCGAACGAGAGCGTCAACTGCATCTGGCATGCCTGCGACGTCCTGACGACTCCTGCAGTTCAGGGTATCAACGGGCAGGGCGAGAAGACGAACTGCAATCGCACGAACAAGCAGGGAGTCGATTGGGGCAAGGCTGATGAGGGTGGTATTGAGAGGCAACACGCCCTCTACAACACGCCCTACAAGTATGGTGGCTGCAAGGGTTGCCGCTTCTTCCTCATGTGCAAGGGCGAGTGTCCCGGCACTGGACTCGATGGTGACTTCCGCAATCGAACGGAGCATTGCGAAGTCATCATGGCGATATTCGAGCATTACGAGAACCTGATGCTGGAACTCGGAGAAATGCCAGCGTCACTACATCCTGACCGAGAGCGGTGGGAGCGTGAGTTCTTCAACAATCCGACGCGGTCTATGTCGGCTCATGGTGACTCTCCGCATGGAGATTCACATGGTGACCACAACGATTCACGTGTGCAAGCAATAGCAGAGGTGAGACGATAATGGAAGCGGCATCGTTCAGATTGGAAGATTTCACTCGGATGCAATGGGCACCGTCCGCTCGCTTAGTCTGGGAGCCACGCTTCCAGCAGGTTTCTCGCTCATGGCAGCAAATCGAGATTGAACTCGTGGGTGCTGGTTTCAAGGCTGGTGCATTGCTTGTCGTCCCTCCGGAACGTATGGCTGATGTATCCCGTCTGGCCAGCACCCATGGGCTTGTGGCGCTTGTGTTGAGTCAGGAAGGCAGAAATGACCTCTCCTATGCCGCCACTACCCAAGCCTTTGTCCCTGGTGGCCCGTTCAACTACCGAGTCGCCATCTGCAAAGCCAACGTCACCAACCTCTGGATTACAGCCTGGGCCAATTCCGACGACGAAGAAATCGGTGTCCTCTTGGGATATCCTGCGTGCTGTCGTCGATTCTTCAAAGATACCTGGGTGGCGAAGGGGATGATAGACACCACCTGGGAGCAGGCGCTCGGAACCGTGGAGTCTGAACCCGGCGATGTTATCTCTGTCAAGCCTGACCCTGCTTGCAACGTTACTCTGCGTCATCTCGGCTTGCGTTGGGTGTCTCATCTGCCTTGCAGCTTCAAGTGTAGACCGACAAGAGAATACGTTGAAGGGGCCTCCAAGCTCATCAGAGCGAACTACTTCGAGCAGTATCGAACCCTTAGTGAGGCCCTACAGTGGCCTGTGAAGTGGACGGCGCTACATGGTATCGCGGAGATAGTGACACCGGTGTGCCGCATCATCTCGCGGACTGACGCGACCTATACCAAGAATACCATCCTTCAGCAGGGCACGCTGTATCCTGACGAGGGTGCGAGAGGCAACGAGTTCCCCTTCAGGAACGCTACGAAGAAGGTCAAGTTCCTGACCAAGGATACGTGGACTCTGAATGGCTTCGGGAGCTATGAGGCCATGTGCGCGGCCCACAATCTCGTATTGGCAGCAGCCAAGGATTGTCGGGGTCAGTCAATCATCGACCTTGGTTGCGGCACTGGTGAGCTGCTGAAGATTTACAGAGGCATCGCTGCCGAGCTGCACGGTATCGAGAACAACGACGAAGCCTATCAGAAGGCCAAAAAGATTGCCAATGTTCGCTGTATGAACATATTCGACCCTCGTGTTTTCGACAGGAAATACGATGTGGCGTTCATCTCTGTGCAACGGTTCATGGAGGCTCCGAACCGTGAGCAGTTGCTAACGCAGCTCAAGAACTGGACACGAGCGACGGTCTTCTACTCGTATGGGGAGATGGAAGGATGGAAAGCTATCGGGCAAACTCCGGACCTCCTCATCGGAGCGAACTCCGCTCAGCGAGTGGACTGGTAGTCAGGCGATACATTCCTAGCGATCTGGCGAAGATTGACGAGCTGTGGCAGAAACATCACTCCGCAGCATTCTCGTTACCGAGGCTGACACCGTCGCTTATCGACTGCGTAATCGCCGACGACGAAGGCATCATAGCGTTTGGTAATCTAAAGGTCTACGCCGAGACAGTCATGGTCATGGACCACGATAGGTCGGCAAGGCTCAGAGCTAAAGCGTTCCGTGAGATAATGCCGGTGGCAATCATGGGGGCGCAACGTGCAGGGATTCATGAAATCCATGCCGTTACACAGGATCCGGATTTCGGTGTCGTCATGCGGAAACACTACGGATTCCGAGATGTTCTCGGTGAGCATCTTGTGAAGGAGGTAGAGTGATGGTCACCGTTACAATCATCCTTCTTCTCTGCGCGATCGTTTCCCTTTTGGCACACGCGATGAAGCCCAACACGGTGCCCCTTTGGGTGTCCGTGCTGTTCGTCATTGTGGCGATGCTCATCACCGTTCTGCCGATTAAGTAGGAGACTGACATGGGAAGCGGCGGAGCTGCAAAGAAGCAAACGAACAAGATGATTGCGGACCAGAGTGCCTGGGCGAGGAAGGGTGCCGACGCTTACAATGCGGTTGCACAGCCTCAACAGCAGCAAGCCGTAAATGCTGCAAACAACATCCAGCAGGCCGCCTTTGACAACTTCAACAGAGTTGGTCAGGGTGCTGGCTGGATCGACCCATCCATCCGCGACAAGTATCTCGCCAACCTCGGCTATGGTAGCGCTCCTGGCACTGCTGGAGGTAGCGGTGGCGGGACGGTCATGCCGAAGTATGGCAAGGTTAGTGGACTCTACAATGAGTTCGCTAGCAAGGGTGGCGGTGTCGATGCAGCCCCCATCAGAGCGGCGATGGCAGGGATGCGCTCGGTTGCTGGCGATGGTGGTTGGTCACCCGAAGCCCAAGCGAAGCAGAATGCTCTCATCGCTCAGATGGAAGAGATGGGCCGCACGGGTGGCCTTTCCGCTGAGGACATGGCTCGGATGCGTGGCGGTGGTGTCTTCGAGGAATTCCAGAAGACAGGCGGCTACACGCCTGAGCAAATCTCTGACCTTCGTGCGCGTTCCAACAGCACCCTCCCAGCCTTCTACGACCAAGTCCGACAGGGACAGAATCGTATGGCGAGCATTCAGGGAGGCAACCCGCAAGCCTCGGCTGCAATGGGTCTCAGACTGGCTCGGGAGCAGGCGAAGGGGATGCGTGAGCAGAGTCTCGATACTGAGCTAGGCTTGAATGAGCAGATTCGAACTGGCCGTCAGTGGGGTGCTGAAGGTGGTGCTCAGGCTGAGGGTGCGCTCCAATCCCTCCGAACTGGCAACATGATTCAGGGCCAGCAAGGTGCTGCCGGCACTCGTGGCGACATGCTCAACAGCATCGCCCAGAATCGGACTGCTGCATCGTCAGGCTGGACACAGGGCGAGCTTGGCCTCGGTGGCCTCATTCAGGAAGGTCGCCAGTTCGGGACCAAAGGTCTGGAAGGCATCGCCGACAAACAGGCCGCGGCCGCTCGGGCAGGCTCAGCGTCTCGTGCGGCGTCCAACGCACAGCAGAGAGCTGGACTCCAGTGGCTTGCGAACTTCGAGGCTGGCAACACAATGGATGCTGGAGGTGGCATGACCGACCTCTATCGCTCCACGCCAGGCGAAGTCAATATGTGGAATCAAGCACTCCTTGGCAATCGCGGCATGAGCATGAATGAGCAAGGTCAGGCCGTGGACCAGAGGATGGCGAACAACCCACAGCGTGATTGGATGTCGACTGTCGGTGGCCTCGTAGGAGCCGCCGCAGGAGGCATGACCGGACTCGGCGCGCTTGGCGTCGGAGGCGGTAAGAAGAACTACGGAGTCAATCCGGCTACCGGGAGACCATACTAATGGGCCAATACTACGAGCAAGACTCGTTCTTCCCGAAGCGTAGAAGTCGGGTAGACGAGGAAGGGTTCGGCTCGATCAACTTCGGTGCTCAGGATGACTACAGCCAGCCATCCCTGACCGACTGGCAAGGGCAAGCTGAGGCGATGGAGCCTCGTCGAGACCCAATGCAAGGCTTCATGGATAGCCTCCATGGAGCTTACGGGAAGACACCTGCGCTCGACACATATCGTAGCTACCTCAGCAACTCACCGCAGGCAGCCGACTATGCACCGGGCAAATGGGACCGTCTGGCGGCTGGTCTTGGTGGTATCGCTGCTGGACTCAGGAATCCTGCTGAGGGAATCAAAGTCGCTCAGGGCATGAACAGGTCGAAATACGACACGGCTCTGAAGGACTACTACGCTCAGGCAGCGCCTCTCAAGGAAGCGGCTGGCATCGAGCGCGAAAGTCAGCAAGACAGGATGAAGACTCTCATCGACGCCCAAAAGCAGAGACAGGACTACCTCAACTACGCGCGCAATCTGAACAAGGACGACCAGGATTATCTCATCGCCACGGGCAAGCTCAAGGTCGACCAAGGCCAGCTCCAGCTCAACACGGACAAGTTCGGCTACGACAAATTCGATGATACTCGAAAGTATGGCCTTGATGCTTGGAAGGCTCAGCACGACGTCAATCAAGGTTATGGAAGACTCGGTGTCGATCGGACGAATGCCCAGACCAATCGGATGGATACCGAGTCGAACATCGGTCGCCGGAACTTCCTGAACGAGAACGATGCTCGGACCACTTCGAAGTTGGATGTTGTCTCTGCTGGGGACATCAGCAGGGCCGAGCAGGATACTCTCAGGCTCATGAAGGGCGACTATCCAGAGGGGACAATCGTAGCTGACCCTGACAATGGCTTCTACGTGAGTTCAACTGCTGACCCTGAGACTCGTCGAATCATCCACGAGGAAATGGCGAAGCGAGCCAACTATCGAGCCAAGACCGGCAACATCTCGTTCGACCCCGAGGCTGGCAGTCTACAGGACTACACGCCACGCAATCAGCCGGAGCCTGACTTCAGACTCGATACCTTCAGGCCGAATCTGTATGGGCCTTCGGAATTCCAGCTGAACCCGAACCCTGCTACGGGCGGTGGACGTCGGCCGGGTAGCAAATATGGCGGGTCGAGGAGATAGTCATGCCTCAAGGACCGATCGGAAGGTATTACTGGGAGGACCACAACACCGGCGAGTCTGGTGAGATGCCGTGGTCCGCCGACCGTGATCCCACAGACTACGAGATTGACTCCTTCAGGGCTCGAAGCTCGACTCCTGACACGAGCACTTTCGGAGGCTGGTTGAGCGACAAGCTACCGGACCCTGTCGAGCACGCATGGGAGTGGGCTAACAAGCCTATCTCCGATGCCCCGTCTCGATGGGCACGGTCGCTACAGGACTACATCCCCAAGGAGCTTGGACTTGGTGCGGCGCGCCCTGCTGCCCAGTTCATAGGGGATACTGCATCCTCCATGACCTCACCCTTGAACCTCGCTCTAACTGCCGTGTCAGGTGGTGCGTGGGGAGCAGGACGTCTGGGCCTTGCTCGGACTGCCGGAGCACTGAGCGGCATTGAGATGGGTGCTGGTGCAGGTCAGGTTGGTCTTGGTGGCTACCATCTAAGCCAGGCCGATACCATGCCCGAGGCTGCCGGTGCTGGTCTTGAGATGCTGTTCGGTGGTCTTGGTTATGCAGGTGGCAAGGCTGGACGTGCAGCACATGCCCCTGATGTCCCAGGACCGATGCCAGACCCATTCGCTACGAAGCCAGGAGTCATTGACAATCCGGCTCGAATGCTTGGTCCCGGTGCGCGATTTGAGGGTGGTCCCGGAGGTATTGGAGAGATTGCTCCACCCCCACCTCCACCTCCTCGTCCACCGAGAGAATCGTTTCCGACACAGCGCGGAAGTCTTGACTCAGTCGCTCCAGAAGGGACGCAATTCGGTGGCGGCGTAGTAGACCCAGCAGACCCGTATCTCGGGGCAGGACTGGGCACAGGCGAAGTGCCAAGTGGTGGAATTGAAATTGCTGGACTGGGTGATGTTGCTGCACCCGAGCTACCTCTGCAACAGCCCGTCCACCCGCGTGGGCCATCTGCACTAAGACCGTTCGAGCAGGACGCTGGTATCTGGCAGCAGATGAACGAGCCCTTGCCCGGACAAGCAGCCGACCTCGGTGCCCTTGAGCCTCCAGGACCCGTCCGACCAGCACAGGATTTCTGGCGTGAGGAGATTGGTCGACCACCCGAAATGACTCCGGGTCCGGTCGATACTCCACATCCTGCTGACCTCGCAGCGGTGACAGACGATATCGAGCTTAGCCAGCGTGGTGTCCCTGACGTCGATTCTCCTGCCCTTCAGGAAGCAACTGTTGCAGCAATGGCTGCTGAGGAGGCAGCACCTGCTCCAGCCGGCCCACGTGTCGGCCAACCGCCCGCACCTCGCACGGCTGCTGAAGCACAGGCATACGTGCAGAGTCTGGGTCAGCGACCTGAACTTCCGACTCCGATAGTCCCACCTGCACGGGATGCACTAGCTCGTGTAGCAATGGTTGCAGACCAACCGACAACTCCGAAGCCACTCGTTCGTCCAGCGAAGCCCAAGGCTCCAACACCCGACCGGATGCTGACGCTTGGTCGAGGTGTGCATGATGCCGTTAGGGTGACATTTCCCGACAAGCTTCATGCCGACCTCTTCTCTGCTTTCGGGAGGATGAAGAAGCAGATACGGGGTGAGAAAGCTATTTCCCCTGACTTCGAAGGTTTGGCTGCACGGATGGGGATGTCTGTCAAGGAAGTTTCACGCATCGCCAGTGAGTATCGTAACAAGATACTCGCGATGAAGAATGAGCTTCCTGAATACGCCCCTGAGGGTGATAACGTCCTCCACATGGAGGCTCCACACTGGGGTGGTAAGGCAGCCGAAATGGTGCCTGCTGCTCCTGCACCGCCCCCGGCTCAAGTTCCTCCGACGCCACCTCCATCTCCAGCTATCGGTCCCGGGAAATTGAGGATTCGTAGCGAGGCCACTATGGAGGGTGGCAATCGTGTATGGATTAACGATGAAGAGTTCACTAACAGATTCGGTCCCGGTGGACCAACTCAGCATGATATTCAGCGACTTCATGCACAGGCGAGAGATCCTGCATCGTTCAGGAGATTGGCCGAACTGAAGGGTGAGGAATACATAGACTTTGCTCCTCCCCTACAGCCAGAACTGCCGCCTCCTGCTGCGCTGAAAGCTGAACTGAAATCTCTCGGGGCCGCGCCTGAGAAGCCAAAGGTCACGCAGACAGCAACTCGGCCCAAGAGCAAGTCGGTTCGTGTAAGCGCAATCATGGACGAGTTGGTAACTCTCGGACCGGCCGAGATGCAGGCAATCTCCAATGACCCGGCACGTCTCCTCGCTACTGCGAAAGCTGCTGGAATCAAATCCACGACACTCAAGTCTGCTATGCAGGAGTGGTTCCAGAAGATAGGTGGTCCTGAGACTGGCGGCTTGAAGGTCGGCCCAAGCGACAAGAGAGTTGCGCAAGTAAAGGAGATGAAGTCCAACATACAGGAGTGGTTCAAGACGGCAGGTGGCTCTGAGAAGGGCGCTCTTGGCCTCCCGAGCAAGGCTCAGCTGCAAAAGGGATTTGAGAAGTCCTTCGACGTTGCTAACTCGCTACGCATGACATCACTCCTCTCTGGTCTCGCGCCAGCCAAGTCTTTCGCTGGCAACTTCGGAGCACATCTTGCTGCTGCATTGGAAGGCAGGACACTGAAGCCGCTCAAGGTTCTCGGCAACATGAAGGCCATCTCACGAGACCTCAAATCCGGGTGGCAGGCAGGTGCGAATCCAGCTCTGACTCAAGGATTCAACAAGGCCAATCTACCAGGGCGCGCGATGGGAGCGGGTGACTTCGCGGGCATCGAGTCTCTCAAGCGTGCTGGCCTCAGTGAGAAAGATGCCAAGGAACTCATGTTGACTGGCGCCAACCAGATATCCTCATGGTGGCCGCTGGAGACTCGGCTTGGCAAGCTCCTAGTGCCGTTCAGGACGACACCATTTAATCAGTTCGCACAGGGAATCACGAGGTGGAAGAAGCATCCTGATGTGGCTGCTGCTGCTATGATTCTTGGAGGGATATCAGGGGCGAATGTAGATAGCATGGAAGGTATTAGTATGATATCGGCTTTTGCTGGTCCATACGCAATACCGTTCCTGGTTGGTGCGTGGGCTGCGTCTGGCAAAGCTGAGATGCTCAACCAGATATCGCCGATGCCAGAGTGGGGTATCACCAAGACGATTACCAATCCCTTTGGAGCATTCACGGAATCTCCTGGAAAGAGATGGTTCCGTCCGGGGCTTGGCTTTGGTGCAAAAGCTGAAAAAGAGAAGAAGCGGGAGAATCTGGAGCGACGTCGAGCAAAGCGGAGGGCCGCAGCGGGTCTTGACTGAGGCCCCCCACCTGTTGTCTAGGTTCCGTTGAACTGCTGCTCCTTGGCGACAGCTGTGTTCGCCCAGTGCATTGCCTCCTCGAGTTTCGTGAAGACCAGTGCCTTTTCACGACCCTCGGGGAGGTGGTTGTTCATCCACAGTGCCACACTGAGGAACTCGTCACGAATGGCCTCGTGACCTTCCTTGATGTGCTCTGCGGTGGGCGGGTGGTGCATGAAGCTGTCCCTCAACTCGTCATCTGATCGCATGTCCTACCCCTTAAAGAAGTTTTCCACCAACTTGCCGCTCAGGATGTAGTAAGTGTCCCCGCCGCCCTCTGTGACCTTGATGGCTTTCTGTTGCTGCAACGACTCTGAGATTCGGTCCAAGTCGTAACTGTCCAGGTGGCCCCAGTATTTTGACAGTATCTCCGACTTAGACGCCGAATAGGTGGGAGGCCGTGTTAGCAACTCCTTTAGAATCATCGCAGTCTGAGGGCCGAGTGGATTCTTACCTGCACCCATCACTAGCCGCTTGAGACCCGGAACCGTCCTCCGGGCTTGGTCCAACGCTTCCTCTATATCCTCCTTTTCCAACACTAAGTCAAGCTTTCTCGACAGAGAGATAAGCATCGCTATCTTGAGGACTGTGTCATGAATCCTCTCAAGCGTCCCGGTATCGTCATCCGACGCCTGTGCGTTGAATTCGTTATACCACGCATCATACAGGTCTCTGCCCTCCTCGGACCAGGTGAACTCACCCTCGACTTCCTTGACCTTCTGGATATGGTCCGTGAGCTGCACAATGTCAAGAGACCCAACCGGCCGCCGCGTAAGCGAATTGACCCCGTTCTTCTTGTCAGCGTAGACGATAACTGTGCGCGCAACAAATCCACCACCAAGGGCATTGTCTGGGACTGCCTCCTTGAAATGAACTTCGTTACTGGCACCAAACATCGTAAGGCATACATTCTTCAATTTCTCGTTCCCAGAAACCTTCGTCATGTTCGACCACCCATCAGGGTGATAGTGTCCATCGTAGAGGTCCGTGAGGATCGTAAGAGCCTGTTGGTCCTGGATGATGAATGACGCAAATTCTGAGCTGGAGAAATATCCTACAGAGTCGAGCAATGGTGCCCCACCCGGTATGGAATGTGCTGTAGCTAACTCACTGATGATTTTCTGAATCGAGGCGCGGCCCGATATCACCCGAGTTATCTTCGCACTGTTAACTAACTCCTTTGCAAGTGCTACAGGTATGCCCTTTCGTATCCCAGACTTCCCAATGAGCAGGATGTATAGGTTAGGATAGAGCTTATAGTAGAACTTGTCTAGGTAGACTTTGTTCCTGACGACTCCTGAAAGCGCTGCAAGCCCGGCCCAATAGAAATACTGCTTCGGACTTTCTGACTCCTTGGAGTAGTCAAGCACCTTCTCAAGCCAAGGACTCAGCACGACGACGCCACCTGTGCTTTCTGCTTGCGTCCTGCATGTTATCGCTTTGGGTGCCCTCAAACAGATGTGTTTCTTCCACGCAAGCTGGATTGTCACACTTATGCAAAGCTAGATGCTGTAATGGCCTCCCCAGTTTCCGTTCCAAGATGACTCGACTTACCCTCAGAAACTTGCCTTCGACTCTGAGGTAAGCATATCCGCGTCCGCTCCGACCGGGCCAAATGAGACATCCGGCCTCATTCCTCTTACACCGGCCTAGCCATAGCTTGAGTTTGTCCTCAAGCAGTCTTGGCTTGTAGGCCACGATAACCTCCTATCTCAATTTCCTTTAGCTGACCATAGTTCGGGCCAACCTTCACCTCGCACGGGATTACGAGCTTGTCCCGTGATAGAGTGCAAAAGGTAAAGTCAATGGCGCGCTCAAAGGCAGGAATAGCAATCTGAAGATATTCGGCACGTCGATGCTTTGGCACGATAGCCAGCAAAGCGTCATGTGCCTCCAAGCATAGCCACTTCTTGGCCTCTGGTAGCTTGTCGACAATCTCTAATCCAGCCTTCTTTGTTTGGTCCGCGACGGTAGACTGTGGAATCTGAGCAAAAGCTTCTCGAAGTAGCTCGTCATTCCACCGGCTCAAGAACTGTCGACGACGCCCAAAAGGATTCACTAGCGTCATCATGTTGTTCAGGAGTGCTTGTTCAATTTCGACGTGGAAGACCTCCCTGATCGACGGGTTGTGCTGGTGGAACGCGTCGAGAATTTCACCGGCACGCCATTCCGAAATCTCAATGTCAATACCATACCGCTTCGCGTCCGTGTTGACAAGGAACATGAGGCGTCGTTTCCGCATACCATAGTTCCCAGCGTGGCGCGTAGTTTTGCCGATAAACCGTAGCTCCTTGCTAATTTTGTCAGGTGGGACGCCGAAAATCCACGAAGCTGTAAGCTTGTGAATATCCACTCTGCCAAACATGTTAAGAGTTGACTGGTCTCGGCCGAGGAGAGCAACAACGCGCGCCTCCGCTTGGCTTTGATCAATCTCGATGAACTCCTCTTCTTCGCTTGTCTCAAAGATTTCACGGACTTCGGCTCCGTCTCCATACTTCGTTAACGTCTGGAAAGCCAGCCCGATAGACTTCTTCTTGGTCTTCTTGCCTATCTTGACGGTGATAGTGGGTCTAACAGGGGCCTTCAGGAGGGAGTTGCTCGTGCGACCTGTCTCTGCACCTGCAATACGGACGGACGTTCTCATTCTACCATCGAAATCTGGCACTGCCAGGAAGTAGGTTCCGAGAGCCTTCTTCAGTCGACGGGTGAACAGGATTTGTTCGCAGGATGAACGTTTCCGAGCGTCCTTCTTGGCATGATTCGCTGCAAGTGCGATTATCGTTTCTTCATCAGTCGCATACTTGAAATACCTGTTGCCATTCTTTCCGACCATCCACTCCCCACGCTCGGGGAATCTCAGCTCCTTGTAAAGAAAGATAGCAACCTGCTTTGGAGAGTTGACGTTAATCTTGAACCCTGCCAGCTCCTCCATTCTCTTGTCCGCAGCTTCGACCTTTCCCTGGTATTCCTTGACGAGAGCTGCTCGCTTCTCCTTATTGATTGGAAGACCGACTCTCTCCATGTCCTTGTAGAAATGGTGTAGACGATGCACAAAACCAAAGTAGAAGGTATCGAACCAGTTCGGAAATCCGGAGACCTCGACAGTGCGCGCTTCTGCAAGACAGGCCTTCGCTGCCTCCAAAGTAACAGCAGCATCTCGCGCATTGTAGATAAGAAGGTCATCGATCTTCTGCTTTGCGAAGTTAAAGTCCTTACCCTCGTCCTTGTAGTATGGTTCTTCGGTATAAATGCTTGTGCTGAACCCGAGAGACTTCGGAAGCTCAGGATACAGGGTATGCATCATGAGCATCAGGTCAGCGCGCACGTTACCGATAACGAAGCCGCAAGGCCGCTCTAACTTCTCGTGGTCGAACTTGAAGTTCTGGCCTATGACCTTCAAGTCTGTCCGTGCTAGGTGGCCTAGCAGGATACGCCACATCTGTGCTAGTTCATGCTGGACTATCCCTGTCTTGTTCTGCAGGGAGAACACGTCCAGCAACGGAACAGAGACTCCGTGGTTCGGGTGGAACGACAGACCAATACAGACAGGTATCGCCCTGATTACTTCGATGTCGACCGAGAGGGTCTGGTGTCCCCTGTAGAACTCGAAGAATCGCCCGAGAGCGACAGAGGACCTAATGATCTCTAGGCGCCGCCTCGGAGGCTTGTAGTCAGGATACCGACTGTGCGATACGGCTCGCTTGAAATCGTGCTGGATGTAGACACGAGCCGAAAAGTTCATAGCTCCGCCCGACCCTTCGCCTTCTCCGTGCAGGAGAGCCGCGGGATGGATGGTGCCGATGACCTTGGTCTTAGCGTCCTTGCCGAGGATTACAGAACCACGCCACTTCTGTATTCCGTCCTTACCTGCAACCGCCTTGAGAGCTGTATTCCCGAGTGCGAGGATACAGTTTGGTTTGATAGCATTTATCTCAGTCCAGAGTTCTTTTTCACACTCCTCAAGACTGAGGCCCATCATGCCTATCTTCTTGATATCGTTCATCGGAGGCTGATACTTCACGACGTTCGTTATGTAGACTTCCGAACGGTGAATACCAGCCTCCGACAAGAACTCGTCTAACAGGTCTCCAGAGGGTCCAACGAAGGGCCGACCTATCCTGTCCTCGTGCGCACCGGGAGCCTCACCAACGAGCACGAGTCCATTCTCACCACGCCCCTCGCCTGGGACGTAGTTGCTCATTTCAGTTGATGGACTGAGGGGCCATGTGGTGGAGTTGCTTCTCCAGCAGCCGCTTGCGCTCGGCCAAGTCTCTCAGCTCGACTCGGAGTCTCTCCGTCATGCTCAGATAGTGGGCGAACTTCTCCGAGCTGTATTCGAGCACCAGCGTCTTCGCCTCGATTTTCATCTTCACCTGGCGCAGTTCCGACTCGACCCTCTGGCCCCGATACTCCTCCGACTGTTCGATATGCATCTTGAATGTCCTGTTCTGCTTTCCTCATGACCTTGCTGACGATGTCGAGTGCCTTGATGAGTTCGTCTTCCTCATGGTCCTCGATGATGATTGTGTCTTTCCCGTGAATGAACAGCGAATCCTGCAGAGTGCCCCACACGACAATCTGAAGGCCCAGCTCCATCGCTATCCCGAGCTCAACCCACTTCCCTGTGGAGAGCTTGGACAGATGGTAGCTGTTGACCAGGAGGAACACGTCGGCGCGGCAAATGTCCGTCCTGTCCAAGTTGATGAAGAAGTCGTGACCCTTCTCTTTCAAGAGGTCATCTTCTTCGCCCTGACGAATCCACGTTGCCGTGTTTTCGAAGGGAACCTTCAGCTGTATCCGCTCGACCAACTCCGCGATATCGTGGCGGTATTGGTATGACCCGGCGACGTATACCTTCATTTTGGGTTTGCCTCCCTGTTGTGGTCCGCCTTGACGGTCCCACTGTCGTTGAAGTTCTTCTTTCAGCGTCACGAAACCTTCTCCTTCGATGCCTTGATCTTGGCAAGCCGCCCTACGATTCCATCGTAGAACTGTTTGTCTCGCTCGATAACAACGTAACGTCTTTCGGATGTAGCACACGCAGCGGCAACAACACCACTACCTCCGAAGGGGTCGACGACGATGCTTCCTTTGAAGCAGCAGTCCTCAAGGAGGTCTTGGATGAGTCCGAGCGGCTTCTCATTGGGGTGGATGAGGTGAGCCGGTGGGACCTGTGGGAAAGGTTTGAAAGCCGAGATGTTACCAGTCCGAGCAAGAACCGGAGAACCCTTTGCCGCAACGAGAACGAACTCGAAGTCACGGTCATACTCCCAGGATTTGACACCGCGTCGGGAGAGGCTATTCTGCTTCTGCCAGAAGACAGGTGTCTTGGCAATCTTGAATCCAAGCTTCTCCAGCGCGCCGAGCCGGTGGACCTTCTGTCCCGCATCGTTGAGGTAGTCGTAACCACCGTAGTAGACGAAGTCGTCCACTGAAACGATTACGAACAGGAAAGCGTCGCTCTTGAGAACCCGCCACAACTGCTCGAAGACTGGCAGGGTTCGCTTGTCCACTGTCAGGCTGGGGTCGAAGAAGTTCAGCCACGGTGGGTCAGTGATGCACACGTCGAATGTCTCATCGGGGAAGTGGCTCAGGACCTCGGCGCTGTCTCCGAGATAGGCCTCATTGAAGCCTACTTCCATGTCCGTCATAGCTGCCATCGTCTCGTTCTGCATCCGACGCGCGGCGCTTCGAACCAACTTGATTGCTGTCTTGCGGTCCTTGATGTTCTTCAACGACGGGTCATACTGCACAGCGCGTGCCAAGGACAAATCCTCACTGACTCCGCCGATGGAGAGACTCAACTCGGATGCCGTTTCTCTTACGCCCCATACCTTCTCATCCTTCTTCGGACGTCCGACGCCTTCCTTCTTGCCATGCTGTTGCTGGCGAAGCTCATGGAGCTGCTGCACTAGAATGACAGCCTCATACCAGGGGAGGTTGTGACGATGGAGGTTCTCGTGGACCCTCATAATCTTGGCGTCGACGTCGTTCGGCTCCTTGACCTCGGCGTCCAGCTCGGTCCAGCCCAATAGCTTGGCCGCTTCGAATCTCTTGGCTCCGGTGACCACCTCGTAGCCATCCAAGATATTGTTCAGCGGACGAACAATGATGGCGTGAAGTTGCCCTTGCTCTCTCAAGGATTCGAGGAACTCGTCCCGCTCTTTGTCGCTCTCCCACGACACTGGGATGTTGTTCTTGATACGCTCTACAGGTATCTGCATTTTATCTCCAAAGTGACGGGGCTAGGATTCCTACTTGGTCACCCAGCCCCAATCAACTAGCTACGCCGACGCAGACGACGCTTCGCTGCACCAGCAAGGCCGAGAAGGCCAGAGCCGAGCAGCATGAGCGAACCTGGCTCCGGGACTGGAGCCGTTTCCACCGTCGCGTCCGCCGTTCCCGTGAAGGAAGCAGTGAACGAGTCGATGGTGCCGCCCACGATGCTGAAGGGTGGGGTCACGTTGCTCAGCGAGAGGCTGAAGCTCATAGGGTCGATGAGCGTGACCGGAAGGTCCGTGAACAAATCGAGAGGCGACAGCAATGCTGTATTGGCCGTGAAGAGGGCACCAGTTCCCCCGTCGCCGCCCAATGCCAGAGCACCACCGAATGTGCCACTCAGGTAAGAGAACGTCCCTGTCGAATCCGTCAGGTTAAACGTGCCCTCGTAGTGCTGAGTGATGATGATGCCACCGAGCAGAGTCGCTGCGTCGGTGCTCTCGGCTTCGAACGTGAACAGCGCATTCGGGTCCGTCGCGCCCGAGATGATGTTCGTGACCGAAACTGCGGTGGTCACATCCAGCGAAGTCGTCCCATCACCGTTGTTGACGGCAGTGAACGTGTTGAGTGAGCCAAGCTGACCGAACCCGACAATCTGGTCAGCGTAGGCCACGGTGCTGAGGAGCAGGACTGCGAACAAAGCAGCCCCAGTGCGCGCGAATCTCATGTCTGTCTCTCCTATGCTCGGGTTAACCCATCCCACACTTTATCTTATTTGGTCACCTCCAATAGAAAAAGGGGGCAGCCCCGGTCAAGGCCACCCCCCGTCCCGTCGTGAACCGGACTACTGCTGGGCCGGCTTCTCGGTTTCCAGCTCGTCCAGGTCGTCGATGTTGTCCTCGGCGCTCTCCTCCGACGAGTCCGACTCCTGATCGTCGTCGTCGTCCGAGAGGTCCACGTTCGCCTCGGCTACGTCCTGGTCGTCCACTTCGTTGTCGTCGCCGTCCGGTCCGCTCATGAAATACTTCATCACACGCTCCTAAAGGTTAAAGGTTTGCCCCGACTTCTCCACGGCTCGGGACCACACCGTCGTAACCCAACCTCCCCAAAGGGGTAAGGAGGTAGGTGGGAGTTCTAGAAGTCGCCGCCCGGCACGTTCGATGCCTGAGCTGCGGCCGCTGCGAGGTCGGTCACCGGTGCCCAGTCCCGGATGTTGTTCGTCTTCCGGCCGTTGTATTCGCCCGGTTCCCAGAGGGCCAGCACGGTCTTGCCCTTCAGATTCGGACCGAACACGAAGTCAGCACCCGCTGCCTCGTCGAGCTTGGTCCCGAGGATGGCTTCCACGAACGTCTGGGCCATCGCCGGATACTTCTCCGGGAACCAGGTGGTGGCGCGCGCACCTTCCGACGCACCCTCCATGCCCTCAACGTCAAGGACCACGTTGTTGCTCGATGGGTCCTTCTTGGACTTCTCGATGGCAACGTCGACGACCTTGCTCTGATACCAGCCGCCCTGCACAATCTTGTTGCGCTTGACGTCAGCTGGCGTGATTGTCATCCGAAGCGATTCAGCCATTGTTCTCTTCTCCTACACGTTAGAGATTTCGTCTTTATGACCCGTTCCGCAGCCTTACGCTGGTTGTTCGACCTCCGCATCTGCCGCTGCTTTCTCGGCCAGCTTGATGCCGTGTGCCTCGATGGCCGCTTTGACCAGAGGATACAGCCTCTTGTTAGTAATGTCGAACACGCCGGGGACAGGAAGCGCGGTCTTGGTCATGGCACGGCCACCCGTCCAGACCAGTCGCTTCGAGTCAAGTTGCTCACCGTCGCGCTCGAAATGCCAGATTTCGTCGAAGTATGACGGTGCAATACTGGCGATCTTGTTGCCATATGACGCCATGCTCGTGTAACGCTTCGTCTTGCCGCCTTCATCCATCATCTTCTGGATGGGATGCGCGGTCACGATGATGTTGCACGGCAGTATCTTCGCGACGTCGAGAATCTGAGACAGACTCGTCGTCTCGCCGTTGTATTCATCGAAGCCGGGGATGGGGAGACCACTTAGGGTCTTCTTACCTTTGAAGTCGTCGAAGCCACCACGCACCCGAAGTTGGTAGGTGATAGCAGTGTTTGACATGTTCGTGAAGCTGTCGATGACTCCGGTGGCCCAGGGGCAACGGTCCTGCAGGTTCTCGAACTCCTGACAGAACTGAAGGAAGTCAATGATTCCCTTTGAAGGGATAGCCTTCGGCCCGACGGTGACGTAGCTGATGTCATCGTTGGGATAGAAGAGCTTCAACGGCTTCATTCGACCATCAAAGTCCCAGAACCGGATAGGCTTCGGGAAGCTCCCTGCTGCAACGGACTTGCCGTCGCCAGTCGCACCGATGAACAGCGCCATGATGCGCTGCCCTAGGTCGATATCCTTCGTGTTTGGCACTATTCAAATCTCCTTAGATGCCGTTGATACTTCCACTCTGAGATGGCCCATCGGATGTGCTCGACGAGCCACGATACGATGGGGATTCGAAACATCTCAGTGGTCCTTCTTCTTGTCAGTCTCGAACAAGGCATCGTCACCCATGAGTTCTTCGATTGTCATGGTTTCGAGTCGCTTCAAGTCCACAGGCTTGCTACTTGGCTTGGGTAGCTTGCTCTGATATGTCTTGGTGCAAGAGATGCAGTGTGGGCGCTTCATGTAGCGTTGTGCTCTCATGCGCGGAACCTTACACGTATCACCACACCTCCAGCACACCGTGTCACGACCTACCGCCTTTTCGGCTGGCAAATAGTGAGTGCAGTCTCCAAAGTCGCAAGCATAAACCAGATATTCCTTGTGGTGACCACCATCCCGCAAGATATACTTGTGGGTATGTTTAGCAGCACCGCTTACTCGTTTCGCCATCGTACGCCTCCGTTACTCGTCCCTAGTGTGCGGAGACCAGGGCTTGCCTTCCTTGAACAGCATCGCCAGCTTGTGCTCCCGGACTTCGGGAATCGAACCACACACGGGCTGGAAGATGCAGCCGCCATACTTGTCGCAGCTCGTGTAGTTCATCGGGAAATATCCCTGATCCATCCACGAGATGAGCAGATGCGAGTAGTAGATGGCGTCCTTCTTCCACTGTTCAAGGTGCGCCTTCTGATACGGCATCCGATACCGATTGAACCTATCCTTGGGAGCCAGAGTCTTCTGGAACCCAATCTTGTTCACGACGACGTGTGGGACATTCATCGCCCACGAGTAACCCATGAACTGAGTGCTCAGCAGAAAGGGTTGCTTCCTCATCCTGCTGGTCTTGTGGTCCACGATAGCTGCGCCACCCGGCGTCTGGGCCACCATATCGATGATGCCCTCGTAGATGACCCGAATCTGTTTCTCCTCGGATTCATATAGCACCTTGGAGAACACCTGCTCGACTTCGATGGGCACCCAACCATCTTGCTGGTAGTAGAGTGCGTAGGCACGATACTGCATGATGTTCTCTGCAACATCGCCCTGCGAGAGGTCCATTTCCGACGCCGCCTTGAGTCCAACCTGCACTGCCTCGTTGACGATAGTCCCGTATTCTGGCTTACGTCCTGCACGAATCTGCGTGTAGTGATGCTTCAGCATCCGGTGCATGAGGTCGCCCTTCTCTAGGGCTTCCGCCTTGTGCTCCGGTTGCTTGTGCCGAACGAAACGTAGATAGGCCTTGTATCCACAGGCCATCACGTCGTTGAGCACTTGACTATCTATTGCTATCGTTCGCATCTGCCTGTGTTATCTCCTTTGCTATCTCTGACACAAGGTCTGCCAAAGCGTGCGCCGCCTCATCTGCCGGGTCATCATGACCAATCCACCCGGCACGATTCGTGAAGTAGTGATCCAAAGCGAGAATCTCTTCTCGCGAAAAGATCAAACGGTATTCCATCGTTACGCCGAGTAAAGTCCGGACAGTGCAACCCGAGGATTCAATCCGGACGCGCTCGCCTCCCTGAAAAGTTCTCCGTTGACGATTATCTGAGCTTGAAGGACACCGAACCCGGTCGCCTGAGCATTCAGGACGATGAACAAGCTGTCGCGGAACGTCTTGGTGTTTGAGAACCACGGCAGTGTAGAGAGCAAACGAGCGGTGCCCTCTTGAGTAGAACCGAACTGAATCTCCGCCCCATTCGTGCCGGGGTCGAAGATGACGTCGCCAAGCACACGGAACTCAATGGTTGTCGCCTTCGGTTCCGGGATTGGAGTAGGAGCAGTGGGCGGAGCTTCGCACTCCAGTAGCTGCTTCTTGCGTTCCTCAGCACTGTCCGGTGCCGAGCCGCAGTCGAAACTGTCTGAGCAGGCACACGCTGCGAGAGGCAGCAGGCTGGCGAGAAAAACTCTACGTTCCATGATATCTCCTACCAGTTGTCTATATCGTCGAGCGAACCGGCATCCACCTTCGGTTTGCCCTCGTTGTCTGAGGTGCACTGACTGCACACATCGACGCCTTTGTCTACGCCCTTACCACAGACCATGCACGAGGGTCCGGACTTTCTCCGCGGCGCGCTCGATCGTGCAGGGTAATTGTTCACTCCGCGAACTTTAGCAGCCCAAACCGGGTCTATCTGTTCTCGAATCTGCTGCTCATCCCACCCGAGGATTGGCGCGGCCTTACGCACCCACCATTCCCTTGAGAGCTTCTTGACGAACTCCCACCGGCCAGCACAGACGTTGGCGTGGATGGTCGAGTTACGAAGTGAGGGAGTGACGAACATCTTCATGCCCTCGGCACACCCTTCACTGCATTTGTTGCTGTATCGCACGCCGATTTCCGAGTCGAAGTCCTCACAGGTCAGCTCGATGTGGTGCACCGTGCCCGCCTGAGGAGTTTCGATGGCCTTGTGAATCACTGTCTCCACCTCGTCTTTTCGGCCACACCACCAGCAGGGCACATCGGCTGGCTGCTCGTTGCAGTGATGACATCCAGGGCGGCTGACTGGAGCTATCTCTCTCACAAACCCTTCTCGAAGCCGTAATTCAACGAGTGAACTAGACTCTTGAGATGCCACCGAACGTCGTTCCACCAAATGCACTGGTCACTTCCGCCGCCACACTGGTGGTAGGTCTTGAGATATTCCTCGTTCACCATCATCCGAGCCTTGACGATGCCATACTTGTGGATGAGATGTTGCATCGTGTCGCGAATCTTCTGCTCACGCACGGTGTAGATGAATCGGAACGCGCCGTAACGCATTACCACTAACGAACCTTGGCCTTCCGACGCTGCCGAATTGTCCCGACAAGATTCATACGGGCCAGACGCTCCGAGAGAGGCAAGCCCGTCGCCGAGTCGAGATTGAAGTAAGCCGACACAATCTCAGCGATGACCCATGAGATGGACTTGTTCTCCATCCGCGCAATCTGCTGCAGACCGTGTTCGATGACTGGGAGCAGCCCCGACGGCTTTTGCAGCCGGGACACCCCCTTGATTCTTGGTTGAAAACGTCGACGTTGCGCCACCGTTCGCCTCCTATTAGAGAAAAGTGGGGAGTGTCAGCGACTCCCCGTCAAGGGTGTTCTATCCACGGGGTGATGACGGTTCAACGGCCTAAGCCTCCCCATCAACCCTCCGCACCCTCTATCCCGAAGCGTCCTCCGGGCTGGTCTGGTCAGGATGGTCATCCCACTCGACTGGGTTATGATACTCCTGAAGCTCTGCGAGGTGAATCTCAACCCGCACCTCAAGGTCTTCCGTGGGACCGACCATGATGTCGGTCATCTTTCCACAGACCGGACAGGGAATGTCATAGAACTTCATGTTCATGCCACTCTCTGCCATGATAGCGGTGAGTTTCTCGTTGAGAACGACGCCTTTGATCATTTGTAATTCCAACGCTTGTTGCCAGCCTTCCAGATGGCATCGGCGAGCGCGCGCATCAGAGAGGCTTCATCCCAATCTAGCTCCTTGTTGTCCAAGGTGCTCTTGTTTGCAGCTCGCTTGCCCTCGACCATCTCCCCGAGGAACTCGTCAATCGTGCCGAGCGCCGTGAGG